GCAGACTTTAAGTTTTCAAAATCTATCGGGCAGATGAACGCAATTTTTGCAAAAGAGCAAGCAAACTATAAACGCTTGAAAGCAGAGGCCCCAGCAATGGCGCAAATTATTGCGGATAAATATGAAGAGATGGAAAACAAGTTAAGGAAATAACATGGAAAAAATTAAGATTGGCGGATCAAAGCCGCACTTTGGAAACAACCAATTTAGATTAACTGGTGGATTGAAAAAGGATAATGATTATCAATGCGCTGCTTGGTTGCAGTTTCGCACCGGTAAAGGTGAGGACGGCCGGCAGCTGCCGCAGACTAACGAACAACGCGCTGCTATCCAGGAGGCTTATCAAACACTGCTTGACCTGGCAATGAAGCACGGCAATGGACAGTTGCAGCTAGGACTAAGCATAAAAGAAAAAGGAGAACCCGGCGGAGTATGGCCGGTGCTCGAGCGGCCCCTACTCTTCCTAGATATTCCGCAAGATCTACGACAAAACTATTCCAGACCTAACTTTGGTGATGATGATGACAGTAGTGAAACTGACCGCCCACAATTCTAAGGGATTATATACGCTATCAGAGGCTGGCA